TACTTTAAGGTTTCTTCTAAAAATGGATTGACTTGCGTGTTTGACTTTAACGAAAATAAGGTTAAAGAAAATGCAATTGATATGATTGATAACACTTTAACCGGTAAAGTTGAACAGCGAAAAATGACTCATGACGGTAGTAAATATTTTTGTGTAGATGGTGGTTGTGCGTTACTTGATAGCGATGTGGAGGAAATAAATTAAAAATAATCACAAATAAGTGTTGCACAAATATGTGAGAGTGTTATTATAAACCTACTGAAACGCAATACTTAAACAGTTGGAGATTATTATGAAATTATCAAAAGGCGATAAAATCGAAGCTAACAAAATGATTATGGTTATAACAGGCGAGACTAAAGATTCATATCTAGGATTTTACGAATATAAAGGGAAGCCAGTTGGTCAGTGCTCTTTGCTTAAGGAAATGCTAGAAAACCCACACTTCGCAAATAACTACAAAAAGCTCCCTTAAGGAGCTTCGGGGTGGCTAAAGTGAATAGATACGATAATTACAACGTGTGTAGTTCATGATCTGGTGAAAACGAGATTGAAGTCAAAGATACAGTTAACTGGCATATATCAGAGTGCTTAACAAAGTGTAAAGCTTGTGGTTTTGTTGATTATTGGGCGTATGGATTTTTTGAATCTAAACAGGAAATAAGCGAATGAAAACACTTAAATCACTAATTCAACAATACGGCTCATGCAACGCTGCTAGTAATGATCTGCAAGTGCATGGGCATCAGTTATCAAGGCTGATTAGTAAAGGCGCTCTATACAACGAAAAGGGCGAGATTTACATACCATCGAAAACCAAACTTAATTTAAAAGGGAAGAACAATGCCTAGATACAGTGTAAATATTGGTGGTAATGTCGTTAAATTCAGCGCTCAGAACCAACGTAAGGCGGTTTCTCATGCTTTTCGATTAAGTCCATACTATTCGGATTTGAAGCGCTTAGAATCGCGCTGGTGGCTTCTGTGGTATGTTATGTTAATTTTACTTGGTTTGTTTGCGGGGTGGTGAGTTATGGAAATTAGCTTTACCACAGTACAGCCAAGCGAATGCTTAATAAGCGTAATCGATGAAAAGGATAATGTATTTTCTGATTTCGGCATTATGCTTGATTTAAAAACAGCGATTGATAACGAGATGATTGCTACAGAAGTGGTCGAGAAAGCGATTAATAATTTAACAGCCTCTTAACTGAGGCTTTTTTATTTTCTGCTTTGTGGTAATATTATGTTTAAGTTTTTATTAATTTTAATAAGGTGGTTTTATGGAGTTGTGGGAGGTAGCTAAGAAAAGCGTAGGGCAGCCGCCATGCTTTAATTCACCTGATGAAATGCTACATAGAGCATACGAATATTTTGCGTGGTGCAAAGATAATCCAATTCACATTCAAAAGCCATTTTCTAGTCAAGGCGAAATCATCTACGGTGATGAATTTAAGATGCGAGCAATGACCCAGGAAGGTCTTTGTGTATTCTTGAATGTAAGCGTATCAACCTGGCATAACTACAAAGCAAAGCCTGAATACTTGGAAGTCACTAAGCATATTGAGTCAGTAATGCGTGAACAGAAGTTCACAGGAGCGGCTGGCGGCGTTTTAAATGCTAACATAATAGCACGCGACCTTGGGCTTAAAGATAGCTCTGAAATAGAGCACAGCGGAAAGGTATCGCATGACGTTAAACAAATCACTCATGAGATGGACCCATCCGAAGCGACACGTATTTATCAAGATATGATTAATGGCAAATCTTGAAATAGACTTTAAAAATCCAAACTATTCAGCCGTCCTTGCAGAGCGCCAAAGACGGCTTTCTTTTCTGCGTCAAAACCAAAAAGCATTAGCCGCGGCAAAGTTGCACTACAAAAACCATCCTTGGGATTTTATAACCGATTGGGGTATGACATTCGACCCGCGTAACCTTGAGCGTGATTTACCAGCCGTAGTGCCATTTATTCTATTTCCTAAGCAAGTTGAAACTTTACAATGGATCCACGAAAGGTGGCGGAATAGAGAAAGAGGCTTAGTAGAAAAGACTCGTGATTTTGGCTTGTCTTGGCTGTCTATCGCATACGGCTGTACGATGTGGTTATTTTGGGATGATTACACGGCTGGCTATGGTTCGCGTAAAGTTGACTTAGTTGACCGCCTTGGCGACCCTAAAAGCATATTTGAGAAAGGTAGGCAGTTTTTACGCTTTATACCAAAGGAGTTTTTGCCTACTGGTTATAGCGAAAAAGAGCACGCTAACTTCTTAAAGATAACCAATCCTGAAAACGGCTCAACGCTAACCGGTGAAGGTGGTTATGACATTGGCCGTGGTGCGCGTACATCAATTTACTTTGTTGATGAGGCTGCATTCCTTGAGCGTCAAGAAGCTGCGGACGCGGCACTATCACAAACAACCAACTGCCAGATTGATATATCAACACCGAACGGAAACGGTAACTCATTTTACAGAAAACGATTTAGCGGTAAAGTTAAGGTTTTAACTCTTAGGTGGCAAGATGACCCGCGTAAAGATCAAGCTTGGTACGATAAGCAAGTTAGAGAGCAGGACCCAGTAACAGTAGCGCAAGAAATTGATGTTGATTACGATGCTTCTGTTGAAGGTGTGTTAATACCTGCGCTTTACGCTAGAGCCTGTATTGATGCACATAAGAAGTTGGGCTTTGAACCATCTGGCTCGAAAGTTGTCGGCTTTGATATTATGGATGGTGGTAAAGACTGGAATACTACGGTTATGCGCCACGGCTCTGTGGTAACTCACATTGACAAGTGGCAGCACAAAGAGCATGAGAGTCGCAAATCATACAAACGCGTTTATAACTTAGCATATGACAACAAGGCAAGTATTATCTATGACTCTGTTGGCGTTGGCTCTAATGCTGGTTCAAGCTTTGATGAGTTTAACGAGGAAAGAAACACGCAAAACGGATATGAAAAAGTTGTGTTCACAGGGTTTAATGCTGGCAGTAAGGATATTGTCGATCCAACTGATGAGTATGCGCCAGGAAAAACAAACAAAGATAAGTTCGCAAACGTTAAAGCGCAATCAACTTGGTCATTTGCTGATAGAGTTAAAAACACTTACATGGCGCTCATGGAAGGTGAGGAATTCAACGAAGATGAAATGATTAGTTTTGATAGTGAGTCAATGGATCCGCAAATACTTGAAGAGTTCATAAGCGAGATGAGCCGCATACTGCGCGACACTGATAATAACGGAAAAGATAAGGTTGAAAGTAAAAAGGACTTGGCAAAACGAGGAATACCAAGCCCTAACTTGTTTGATGGTGGTGTCATGGCTTTTGCTATGGTTGAAAGCTCAGACTGGCTTGATGATTTTATTGGTTAGCCGGCAACTCCCTTAATAAATATACGTCATTCTGATAATAGCCGTTAAACTCGCTTGATTCGTATAGTTTTGGCATTTTATGTGCATCATACGCCAACAAAGGAATACCTACGACAGGGGTTACTACCAAGTAAACAAACACCGTGTATGCGGCAACTATAACAGTCATCAAACACCACTTTAACGGGTTTATAGTCATATAATCACGATCAAATATATCTGTGCCAAGGTGATTTAATAAGTAATAGAAAAACCTATCAAAGTAAGGCGCTTTTGCTATATCTTTTATGTAAATCTTCTCTTTTTTAATCATATTAAAATCCTTAGCCGCTATTGCGGCTTTTTGGTTATGTTGTATTTATTCATTAGCCATTTTCTACCGGCTACTTTATCACCTTCAAAGTGGTGTATTGCGTACTCAATGTCTTCACACAACTCTTCTTCTAATGTTTTTGGTTTTTGTAAATCTCCTGTGACGCACCAAAAAGCCTCGTAATCATCATCAAATAAAAGTGACACATGTATGCCGCTATCGTTAACTCTCTGCCAGCATACGGTTGCTTTTACGTTTACTCGGTCAAATGGTGCTAAAACCTCATCACCAACACAGGGCCATTCCTTACACTTATCATCACCACCAAATAAAAGGTTATCGCCGTTGTTTAGTGGTTCATCACACTTAGGTGGCATTGGTATTGTGATTTGTTTTCGACCTTCTTCATTTGAAAGTTCATCTTGATTTACCCTGTGCAAACTACAATTGCTTGCATCATAAAACATAAATGAATTAACGCTATCAATAGCTACAATACGAGAGACTGTAAACCCTGCATTCTCAGCCAACTCAACAATAAACTCCGCATGCTCTTTGCTTTCAACCTTTCCGTATGTGTTAGCTAGGTATTCGCGGGTGATGTTTTTGAAGTAACGCTCATCAATATTATCGTTATGCTCGCCATCTGTAGTGACACAAGTTTTAGAATCTAAAGTTACACCTGTGCCTTTGCCATAAAACAAAATTATCGAACCACTTTTCGTGATTCTCCCAATATAAGGGTATTTAATATCGCTCACTCTCTATCTCCAATAATTAATTTCGATACAAACAATAACCCTAAAAATAATACTTGTAAAGTGTTTTGTTTAATATTATATTTAGTGCAAGTTAAATGAATGGAGGTAGTAATGATGAAAGTAAAAACTGACTATAACGAATGCGAATACATAACAGCTGGCAAGGTTTACGATGTTGTAAATGATTGGTATATCACCAATGATGATGGAATTGAAATTTGTATAGTAACGCCAAAGCCAGGATTTAAAACATCTTGCGCGCATCTTGACAGTAAAGGTTTTTGGGAGGAAGTTGAATAATGAACATAGTACAAGCAAAAGACGCAGCAATTGCAGCTAAGAATGCTAACCGTTGTGATTGGCTGCATGGTGCAGCTAAATTAGTTGCGGCAAATGAAGTGCAATATGACCGTAGTACAGAGTGGAATAATGAAAAGCTAATTAACCGTGACAACATATGTAACAGCCTAGACATGATGCCGCTAATCAATAAATGGCTAGACGGTGCTGAATGTTGCGATTGTCGCAATGAATTAAGTGAATTAATTTATAACGCTGCTTATGATGAGTTGAAGCAAATGGCAGATGATTTTGAGATAGGGGTGGTGTGATGGTTTGCGAAACAAAGCGCAAGGAAGGGTTTGTTATGCTCCGTAGTGTCGATAATGACACAGGAGACTTGCACATGATTGTAATTTGGCAACTTGATAATGTATCGATAGATTCAGTCGCTCTAGATGGTGTACCTGTGGGTGATGATAGATTTATCAACTTAGTTGATTGCCAGATTTTTAATTGTGGGATTTCTAACTCCAAGCGCGCGCCAGAGTGGATCAAGAAAAACAATATAGACAAGGTGGTGCATAATCAGGTTCTTGATGCTGCATCGGTTTATATTGTTATTAAGTATAACCCTGATGTTTTCAGTAGCGTACCAGTGGTTTCAGCGATAATTAATGAGATAGGAGTAATTTAACAATGAATAATATTGAATGGGAAGATGGTTTGGTTTGTTTTGCTAGTGGTAAGCAGTTTGTTGATTATAAAAATCGCCTAGCGTCCGCTGTTGATGGTGGTTTGTATTCTCACTCTGAAATATTATCAAAGTCAGACTTCCAACTAAACGAACCACGCATAGGTGACTACATTGAAAAATCAGAGCTAGACACCGAGCAAAAGTATAATGATGTTGTTGAGGTGTTTGGGTTGTTTGGGTTTGAATATCAAAATTCAGCGTGCTGCTCCTTTTTAGGGTTGCAAAAGTACGGTGTTTTAGTTATTTGCCCTGATTATATTTACGCAGCAAAAAATCATAAAGAGTGGTGCAAGCGCAAACTAACCTACAATCAAATAATGGCAATAGGCAAGCTTAAGCGCATGATGAATGAGCGTGAGGCGGGGGAAAGTGACATTAAAAAAGTCATAGATAAAACGCGCTCGGAATTAAGTGGTGATGGTGAAAAAGGTCGCTTTATTATTGGTGAAAGTGATGAAGGGCTTGAGTATGCAATTCCTGATTCAGCAAGAAAGAATGCTGATGATAATATCGAGATAACGTTTAAAACCAGCGTGAATTTAGAGCAAGATTTCAAGAAGCACATTAGAGATATTGAAAATGACATTTACAACGCTGTAAATAAGTCCGCACCCAAAACAACCAAGTCAGTAAGTACGGATAAAAAGCACAAAACATCAAAACAATACCTATCTGAGTGCATCGAAGTGCAAAAACAGCGCGGTGAGCAATACGACTCAAACGGCACTGGTGAGCGCTCATTTGATGCAGCGGCAAAAGCATTTAACGCGTTAACAGGTAAAGAACTAAAAGGCTCTGATGTTTGCTTGCTGCTTACTTGCGTTAAAGCTGTGCGTCAATATAGCAACTCTAATCGGCTACATGAAGATAGCTTGTTAGATTTAGTTAGTTACGCATCTTTATGGGCTGAGGAATTGAACAAGGAATTACCAAGTGACTAGAATGATAACAAAGAAAATGAGGGATAGTTTTAACTATCCATCTTTACGCGGTACAAAGAAGCAACGAATTTTAATTTTACGGAGGTTGGTGTAATGAGTGAAAAGTGTAAATGTGACGGATGCAAAAGAGCAAGAGAAAACCTTGGCGGTTATCAACCATGCATCAAATCATGCAAACCAAAAGAGCCGCCTAAAGCAAAATAATACTGTAATTAGCCCCACCTTTTAAAACTTGCTACAATAGCCCTATCTAACACATAGGGCTTTTTTATGAAAACTAATAAGCTAGTAATACAAACCAATGCAAAAGGCTCGCAGATTGAATCTAACGAGACGCATTACAAGTTAAAAGGCATTCCAATAACCACTAATTCTGGTGTTATGAATGGCGTTTACTATCCCAAAGAAGAGAACGAAAAAGGTATGCCTACAATGATTGGTAAGCCTTTCACTATTGACCACCCTGTAGACAAAAACGGTAACTTTGTAAGTGCGCTAGAGGGTAATGGTTTAATGGACTTCTTTAGTGGTGGAGTGGTAACTAACGTCTATGAAGTTAACGATACCTGGTATGCTGACGCAGAAATTAAGAAATCACTATTAGCGGCGCAAACTAACGGTGATAAACTACAATCAAAGCTTGATAGTAAAGAAGATTTAGGCGTATCAACTGGTCTTTATTTTTCTAGTAATGAGCTGTCTGGCGTTAACTCAAAAGGCCAAAAGTACAGTCGCTCAGCTATTAACCAAGAATTTAACCATTTGGCAGCGGTTGACAACCCAGCTGGCGGCAAAGAAACAACAGCGGTATTTAACTCTGAAAATACTTTCGTTTGCAACTTTAATGATATTACCAATGATGAGCAGCAGGAGCCTCTAAACGAAAGCGCATTCAATAAGCTAGTTGAAAAGCTAAAAGGCGTTTTTGCACCCGCAACCGATAAAGGCTACAATAGTCAAGAATTTGACGTAAACCAACAAAATGAGGATCTAATTATGGATCGTAGTGAAATGCTCAAAGCGTTAGGCTTGACTGCTAATAGTCAGGTCACAGACGATGAGCTTAAAACTCTAATGAAATCTAAGCTTGCCGCAAATGCTAGTGAGGGTTTCACTAAAGAAGATGTTGAATCGATTGTTAACGCAGCGGTTAAACCTCTTGCTGACCAACTAACAGCAAACGCTGACAAAGAGCTTAACGAAGTGGCTGAGCAAGTAGCGGCACTTAACAAAGGCTTAGATGCGGATGACGCCAAAGCGCTTGGTCTAGAAAAAGCTAAAGCATTCTTAGCGGCTAACGGTGCTGAACACGTTGCGGCAGGTTATAACGCGCAGCATGGTGGTCGTACAACCGCCTCAAACAAAAAAGATGATGGCTTCGACAATATCGACTTAAACGCTGGTCTGGAGGGTTAATATATGGCTAACGTAATTTATCGCGGTCCGGCTGAGCGCGAACCAGAAACACTAAATCTACAAGTAACTGGTGCATACCTACCTGGTACTTTCGTAAAGAAAGCTGCAACGGGTAAGGTTGTAACAGCTGCTGACGCTACGGGTCGCTTACTGCTTTTATCTAACCCTCGTTATTTAGAGAGTGACATTGAAACGGCTTATACAGCTGATGAAACTGGCATTCAGTATCGCCTAGAGCCAGAGCAAGAGTATCAAGCGTTAGCGGCAATCGGTAACTATGCAGACCAAGCTGAGTTAACAGTTAATGCTAGCGGTCAATTAGCTGCTGCTGCAACTGGTGATATTGTTGTTGCATTTGTTGATGGTGCAAAGAACTTAACAGGTGTTGGCTTCTTAGATTTCGTTGTTGCCAACGCATACACTAAACCAGCTTAATAGGGGATTTTGAACATGAAATCTAGCAAGATTATTACAGCTAACGGCTCATCTGCTATTAAGCCTATGGGTTACACTGCTGACCAGCAGGCGCTGATGATTAACCACATGAAAAAGTGGAATGAACATGAGCGTGAGCTTGGTAAGCGCATTGGCGTTGATGCTGACTCTGGTTGGGTTGCTAACTCTGAGAATATTTTCTCTGGCAACGCTGCAACAGTTCCGCATGATTCATTCGGTCAGTGGGCTGCTGGCGGTTTGGATATTAAACGTTCAATGCTTGGTATTTTTGACGACTTAGCAAGTGCGGTTACTCGTACTGTAGATATCGGTGTTATGATCGACTACTACGCTAAGTACAGCGATAACTCAACAGATGTTAACGTAACTCTTGATGGTCGCGGTAAGGCTAAAACAGACCAAAACGTAATTGAGTATGCTGGTACGCCGATTCCGATTCTTGACAATAACGTGTCATACGGTTGGCGACAAATGCAAACACTGATGCGCGGTAATGGTGGTGGCTTAATGCGTGACAACGCTATGCGTAACAAAAACCGTCACATCCTAGAGAAGCGTGAAGATATGGCCCTGAACGGCTTTGATAATATCGAAATTAGCGGCTCTAAAGTGTACGGTATGCTTAACCACCCAGACCGCAATACGTTCACTCACGGCTTAACGATTCAAGGTGCAACACCTGCTGAAATTAAAGATGCTGTTGTTGGTACATTAAAGGCTGCTCACGGCGACAACTACAAGTCAGGCTTCACGCTTTACTTTAACTGGGATGACTGGTTCTATATTGCATCAACACAAAACGCTGTTGCTAGTGGTACACCAACTGCTACCGGTTTGCTTCGCCAGACTGTTGAGCAAGAGTTATTGCAACTACCAGGTGTTGACCGTATCGTGGCTTCTGACTCAGTGCCAACTGATACAATTATAGCGCTAGTGCGTGATAGCGAATGTGTTGAGATTCTTGACGCAATGCCACTTGCACAAATCCTACAATTCCGTGCAAACACTACTGACGAATACGTATTTAAGAATATGTGCGCTCAGTCAATCCAGCTTAAGTCTGACTTTAAAGGTCAAATGGGCTTATCTGTTGGCACCAAAGCTTAAGGAGTAAGTAATGGCTAAAGCAAAAACTAAGACGGTTAAAATGCTTTATGTCGGCAAAGATAGCGGTGAGCTTAAACGCAACACCGTTATTGATGTTGAGCTTTTAGAGCAGGGCGATGACTTTGTTGTTCCAGCCTCATTGGTTGGTCGAGTTAAAGAGACTGGTGAGCAACCTAAATCTGATGACAGCAAAAAAGAGTTAGCTGCTGCTAACAAGAAAATTGCTGAGTTAGAAAAGGCTAACGCTGATTTAACTGCAAAATTCGCAGAGTTAGAAAAGAAATAACCTAACAAACCAAATAAAACAAAAGCCCCTTAATTGGGGCTTTTTACTTTATCAATCCGCATTTTTATTTCTTTATCAATCCGCATTCTCATTTCTCGTCGCTCTTTGCTTTCTGGGTATTCAGTTTTTATATCCTCCATCATTTCATCACATTCAAAATAAAAATACGCCCACTCTATATCTTCAGTTATGACTCTAACTAAATCATTGTAAATCTCATAATCCGCCGCCACACCAACACTATCTAGATAATCCATTGCCTGTTGTGCTATTTGTTCTAGTGTCATTTTGATTCCCTTTGGTTTAATATTTTCTTTGCTGCTGAATCTAAAGTATAGCGACCGGTTCTAACCATCTTGAAAACAGAGTTACACTCTTTGTACGTCAACCCATAGCATTCTTGCAATAGTTTCCTGTCTTGTATATTCATTTTGATTGCTCCATAACATCAAGCGCTCTATCTAGGTCTGCGAGACTCCATTGAATTTTATCAGTATCAACGCATATTCCTCGGCGAGTAAGTGTGAAATCAAAAACACCACCATCAAAAAACTCACGAACAAGATTTACTGCATTTTTATTTCCAGTATCTATTGCGCGTTTCAGGTATTCAGTTTTTAGTGTATTCATTACCACCCCATATGCTCAGATAAAGCAGCCATTCCAAAAATTAAAAAGAACGCCACAGTTGGCGAGTATTGCAAGTACTCCATGTAATGAGTTTGTTTATCGCCGCTATCATTTTGATACTCTTTTTTACTTATCCTTTCAGCTTCACTGCCGTCAATTATTAGACCGCCATATAGCTCAGGATCTGAGCGTTCAAGGATTACCTTAGCTCTTTGTATTGGCTTGCTAGATTTTAAAACTTGAAAAATATCGCGCTCATCCATTGCTCCCCACTGAATAGCTGGAAACGTATAACCTTTAAGGTAAACGGTATCAAAACCACCTAACGCACCGTTCTTTTTTCTTTTACACTTGAAGTGCATAAATTTGAAGTTAATCATAACAACCTCCAATTAAAAATAACACTAACACAATAGCGCATCATCTTTAAACATGCAATAGTTTTAGTTGGTATAATGGGTAAAAAGTAACCGAGGAATTAAATATGGCTACAAGACCTAATATTACTCTCCCTGCTGGTGTTTGGGTAGATGTAAACGCAGCGCTAAATGCACAGGCTGGATTTCCTGCTGTAACGCTTGGTACTGCGCTGAATGTAAAGTTGGAATCAAGTTCACACGTTAGGCTGTGCGAGAAGACAACTCAACCAACTGACGCCGATGGATTTAGAAGAATAACAAATATAGATACGCCGTACGCAGTTGATAATAACGTTGGCTTGTGGGCTTTTAGTGTTGGCAGTGACTCAGCCGTTAATGTAGAGGTGGCGTGATGGGGATTAGGCGGAGCGGTAGTTCAGTTGAATTCAGCGATATACCAAGCAAGATTGTTTACATTCGTGACGCGAGCGATTTTAGCCCAACTTTAAGAAGTGATGTTGTTTATTTTATTGATGGTGCTGTTGATATGGGCTCTCAATCCATTGAGGTTCCTGCCGCTGGTTTGTATTTGTCTGGCCACAACTTCGATGTTTCTAGGCTTTTTTCAAGCGCTGAAAACTACACTATGTTTACTTCACCGGTTGGTGGTAGCGGCAATATCCTTGGTGCTGATTTAACGCTAACCACTAGCGGATCTAACTCATCGTTATGGGGTATCAAAGGTGTTACAGGTGGTGAGGCGATAGAGTTTGATAAGGTAAACTTTAATGATTGCACATCTCTTGGCTACATTGATAATTATCGTCAATACCTTGAGGTAGGTAGTGGCCGATTCGGTGGTACACCTATTTTAGAGTTTAGAGGTGCATGGAATGGCGCAAGAATATCAACATCGATTGTTCGTGGGTTATCTGATTTATCTGCATTATTCAAAGCTGGTTCCGGGTTGACTTTCTCTGGTCGATTCATTACAGATATTAACTGTGACCTACCTGCCAATGGATCTTTACTGGATTTTTCTGAATCTGAAATACTTGGTGACGAGTCGTTATTACTTCAAGGTACGTTTATAACAAGACAGGGCGCTATAAACCCTCAAGACACTGGGATAACACCGAACATAAGCGCCGAATCAGTTAAGTCGAATTGGAAATCAAACACTGGCTTACCCAATACAAACAAATACATTAAATCCACCATTACAGCTCAAGCATCAACGGCGATAGCGGCGATAGATACATACTACCCTTTATTAGGTACGTTTACGGTTGAGAAATCAATACACTTTAGTCAACCTGTTAACGGTGAGTTTGAATGCCTTACTGGTGTTGGTGATTTCATCATTACCGGTGATTTAGCAATTCAAGGCACAGCTAACGATTTGATTGATATTCGGGTAACAAAGTCAACCGATGGAGGCGCTACATATCCAACTGAGCTTAGTCATATATCTAGGTTAATCAACAACCTTGTTGGGCCAAATGATGTGGCATTCTTTCCGATAAACTTTATAACCAATTTAGCAAAAGGTGATAGGGTGAGAATTGAGGTAGAGAATAAAACGGCTGCAAACTCGGTTATCGCTAGAGATGATAGCTTTATCATTATTGCTGAGGTCTAAACAAAAACCCCTCATTGCGAGGGGTTTTTGTTTACTTTTTAAAGCTAACTACTGAAACGTTATTTTGTGATTGAGCCAAAATGTACTCTTCCATAACGCTAAACCTCCTACCCATTGACGCGCTCAACTTGAAATAAAACAAAAGGACGATTGATAGCACGCTGGCTGTTATAAAATACTCTGCATGGGCGAGCGCAATTACAGAAAGAACCTTAATCGGAAGGACAATAAATTTATTGTATGAATCGAATCTTTTGCCAAAGTGCTTAATTAGACTATCAGAGATAAATAGTGATTTATCATGCTCGGTATCGAACTGATAAGCTACGTACAAACAATAAATACCACTCACAATAACGAGTGCGAGCTGAGTAAATACATAAACTGCATAAACGTCAATTAATCCTGTGATATTCATTGATGCGCCACACATTAGTAATGCAAACATTAGCGCGTTAAATACTCTGTTAATCATTTTAAATCCTCCGCTGTTAAATTAAAGTGCTTAGCTATTGCTATGGCGTCATCTTTATTTATGTGTGCGCACTCGTAAAAATCACTTTCAATCTCTACTAGCAGGCCATTATGATATTTATCGAAGTTAATTCTTCCGTCACTAAACACGTACTGCGTTATGTCGAATGGCTTGCGAGGTATTGGTTTACATCTTGAAAACGCATAATGATCCTCACTAAGATATCGTATGATGTAATCATGCCCAAAAAGCTGAGCGTTACCGGTGATAGCGCTAAAGTAAACTAAACGACCTGATAAATTCATAAAATACGAATCAGCCCAATCTGGCGCTAATTTCAATTCCTCTTCTGTCAAATATCTCATATAAAAACTAATTAAAAAAATAAAAACCAACTGTAACTGCTGTGTAAAAAGCTAAACACATTGCAGCTACAACAAACCAAGTTATACTTTTTTCTACTTTGCATAAATCCATATCAATACCCATACAATTAAAGTTACAGGCCACCATGTGCCACTTAGTAATAATGAGATCCAAAAAGCAGCCATTACAGCGTAGCCTAATGGATCGTCATTTTCGAACATTATTTACCACCCTTAAACATTTCAAACTCAGAGCGAGATGCACGCTCACCATTAATACGGTGCGTTACTTTCTTTTCTCGCTTATTACTGCGCCCTGCGATAATCCAAATTGGGTCGCTTTTTACTTGTGCGTTTCCGCCGAATGCTAGTGACATACTATTTCTCCTTAATTTCTTTAATGCGCTGATTTAGTGCGCGTACTTCGTTAACCATAAATTCCGGCCAGTCATCAGTTTTAGGTGATGATATGACTCGATGTGACGTATAAGTAACATCTTCCAGTATTGCTATGTACTTATCGTTTGGCAGCTCACTTTTCAGCTGCATCATTGTTTGTTTACTTAGCATTGTTGTTACTCCAATTAACAATAAAATCTACAACATGTGGGCCCGCTAAAACATATCCAATTGCAAAGCCAATCATTACGCACAGTAAGCCATATGTTGCGTATCTAAGAATAAAATCAATTACATCGTTCTTGCTTAGCATTAGAAAATCTCGCTTAACTTAATTTCGTAATCGATAAAGAATTCATCTTTAAAGTATTCACGGTTATCGTTAAATGGGAAACCGGTTTGCAAATTGCTGTGATGGCTGTACCCGAACGTGAAATTCTTGTACTTTGTGCCAATTTCGAATCGTGCTCCGATTGGCTTGTTAGTCGCACCACCATCCCAGCGAACTTCCGCCTCATTGAATTTGTAACTTAGGCCAACTTTTGCATAAGCGTTATCAATTAATTGCTTGGCTAGTGTTTCTTCATTTGCTGCGGCGCTAGTTGAGAATAGCGCTGCAATAAGTAGTAATTTTTTAATCATCGTAACCATCCATTAGAATATTAGTTATTAGCCAGTTAAGCATTTTGTTGCCTCACTCATTAAGTTAAACATAATACTAAACACGCATCACTTAGTTGTCAACTTTATTTTTAACTGTTATTATATTTAAAAATCAAATTAGGAAATAATAAATAGATGATTAACAAAAAACAGTTTGAATACATTTTAAAGTTTATTAGCGAGTCGGCTAGTGGACGAAAGCACTCGGAAGAAAACGTAAAAGCGGCTGAATGCTTTTTGTTTGAGCCTGGCAAGTGGGATAGCTTTAAAGTCTGCAAGGATAGTCGCGATAACTACTTTAAAAAGAAGTACGGCCAAAAGCTTGCTGAAAAGATTGTATTCTGGAATAAGTTCTTTGCTACATGGCCTAGCGATATCGAGAGTCAGTTAAACGCATTTAAAACAACTGGCGCAAAAGCTATATCTGACAATGTTCTCAATGCCGTTATTGAGTACAAAAAAGGCGCGTCAAAAAATATGAATGCCGCGGCACTATCTAACGGTTGCTACATGGGTTCGGTTAAGTCGGCACTGGCTAAAATCGAAAAGTTTGATAATGCAGCGAAAGAGTATGGTGATTTATGAATAAAAGGCTGGCTAAAAGATGGCAGTGGTGGGTTGGCGCTGCAGTTATTATAATTCCATTTTTATTCTTGCTGATGTTGGAGTTAATTTCTCTCGCACTGGTTTTTATTGCCAGTCTTTTAAGTTACGTTTATAACGCGGAAACGCCAAAATCCATAAAAAAGCTGTTTGTTTTTATGAATGGTAAAACCTGATAAACTATAGGCTCCATTAATGATTGAGGATTTTTTAGCATGGGCTCACCTAACAAACCTGACCGCGGATCAGATAAAGATACTGGTAGCGAAGACCCAAAGTAATTTAATTTTTATTGCTTATTTACTTACCATTAGAAAGTCGTACCTTTTCGGTGCGGCTTTTTTATTGTCTGACGTAGTGTCAATGATTGGGTTCGTGCCGAGCGGTTTGAGTAGGGAGTTGTACGGACTAGCTTACTATTGTGCGCTTTGTCTTACATGGCTTAGCGTCGCTGGCTTACACATATACAGGACTAACAACAAAAACACATTAACAGCTTGTGCTACAATGATTTTATTCTTACTCGCAATGGCAATGGATTCTTACATAAATGCGTACACTGAAACGTTTATTTGGCGCAACTACGCTAATATCATTGTGTGTATTCACGTTTGTATCATTGTTTCGTTATATTGGCGTGGATTCATTTTTGCAGGCATGGTGGATAAGTTTAGCAACTTGCTCGCTATCTTTCGCAGTAATGTCGCTCACTCATATTTTTGGTATACTGTTAAAAACATTTGCAACGGTGAAAAATAATGAGTAACGATAGTATCGTAACGCATGAGCATTTAGCAACTATCGAAAAGTACATGGCGCAACAGGCAAATTCAATAGACAAGCTTGCTAACGCCATTAATGAACTAGTTGTCGCAGATAAAGAGCGTGCAGTACGTGACGAGCAAAAAGACAATCGAATTAAAGAAATTGAAGACTTTCTTGAGAAGCACGAAAAAGGCATAAGTCTATCAAGCTGGTTTTATCGCATGATTGATAATTACGTGCTTAAAATTGCATTCCCTGTTGCTATGACGGCTTTAATCATTGCGATGGTGGCGAGCAAAGTAGATTTAAGTAAATTTGCAGGTGGTTAAATGGCATTCACACTAGAAACAGTAAAAGAATACGGCGGAACTGGCCCAGACGGTATGATTAACGGGCGTATTGCTGCATTTGCTGATACATACACCTGTTTAACCAATTCATACGGCGCTGATGTTGCTGACGATATTGCCAATTCATACGTTGCCGGCTCACTTCAATCGTCAACCGGTGAAATGCAAGTAACACAAGATCGAGCGGCAAGCGGGGCAAGCACATCGTTTAAGCAATCAAAGTACGGTGGCGACAATCAATATGATAACGCATTGCTGGCTTATGCGTACAAGCAAGATACGGCTGGATGCCTGCCTGTTGATGATACTCAATTTAGTTTTGGCAGTGCTGGCAAAACATTCGAGGCTGATAACCCGTTATGAGCAATCCAACAAAGCGCAGCGCTAAAACTCTAATTACTATCTGGTATAAGCGCGGAGGCGGCTTGGGTGGTCATGGTTCAACCGAGTCGTGGGATAGAGTTGTTACATTGGCAGACCCAAAGCAAGGGGGTTCTAGTCAGTTTACTTCAAACGGCGTGACATTTACACCTATGTCGCAATACTGGCTTGAGTACGACATTGAAAAACCGCGTCTAGGTGATTTTGTTGCTATTGGCGATCACTTAACAGAATTAACGCCTAGTAATATTGACGGCGCAGAAGAAATTAGACAAGTAAACTTATTACCTGCTGATATTTTGCGCGGCAATCAACTTGATGATTTACATTTGGTGACTTAATTATGATTAGCATTAACGAAATACCAGCATTTAACTTTGACAAAATAAAGAGTGAACTCAGTGATTTTGGCGTATATCTGATGGGAACCAAAGCCAAGCTACCTATTAAATACATTACAGGCGCAAAAATTATTGATGGAAACTTGGTTGTAAGACAACTTACTGAGCGCGATGGTAAAGATAAATTCATGGTAAATTGGGATTCTTCAGTAGTTGAAAATCTTGTGATTATACCGGGTGGAAGTTTAATGGCTAAACCATCGTTTAGCGATAATTTTTGCGATGTTTATGACTGGGTTTACGAAAACGCATTGACGGAATAGCGCAATGCCAGTAAAAAACGCTAACAAAGTACTAGGTAATATTAGAAAAGCTGTTGATAATATTGACAAAAAGTCACAGCAATTTGTGCAGGCTATTGTTAGTGATGCTGGCATTTTATCAAAGACTAAAGCGCCGCTTGCTTATGGTTTATTAGTTAATAGTCAATCCCAAGATTTTGATTCATTTACTGGTCGATATGTTGGCACGCTTAGTTATAATAGAGGTTATGCGGCGGCACTAAACAACCCGACAACACCATGGCGACCTAAACCACCTGCCAAATACGGCAATAATAAAAAAGGTATTGCACCAGCAACGGCGTGGAATCCAGAAGCTACACCGCATTTTTTAGAATACGGCTTTGAATCGCCAGAAGCTAAAACGATGATTGAAGCAAATGAGGCGATATTTAAAATATGACAACTTTAGCTAATTTTGAAGATGTAAGATTGCTTGAGCATGTTAAAACGAGCGGATTACTAACATCGTTTACTGATTGCTTCGGTAATCCACAAGGTGCAACAGATTCAACGGCTGGTAGTATTGATTTAACTAAGTTAGCACCAGGCGATCGAGCTGTACTTGTTCGGCGTAATGGCGGTGATTCGTTTGGTAGACCATATCAAGGTTACACTGAATACCCAATGTTAATCGCAGTATTTAGCAAAGCTGAGGATAATGACCATGCAATAGCTAACGGGTTAGCTAGCGATATTTACAAGTGGTTAATTACAAACCACAAGTCAAGCGCGGAGTGCATTATGTCAATCAGTACTCGCGGTGTATCGCGCCCACTTTACACAGAAGATAGTCGCGCAGTTTTCGAAATATCATTAAATGTTAAATTTAATGTTTGACACAATGAAAGTTAGCGTTTATATTTAGTCTTAAAATAAGTTGAGGTAATATGAAATTAAACAAGAAAGCAAGAAAGAAATTACTTGGTATGAATAGCGCAACAAAAAGAGCTTTTAAGCTTGGGCATAAAGCGCCAGTTTATATGCAAGAGCCGCCAGTAAACGGCATTATAGGTAATCATTATATAAAATTTACCGCTGGCATCCCTTATGTAAACCCTGAAAACTTCAAATAAGGCAAGGTGATAATTTTATCTCGTAGCTATGACGATATATAGCATTGCTAAGCACAGTCGAGAGATAGAGTGAGGCAGATTTAACAGAGTGTAACTCACCCTAGATTTATTTGCATAATAGTTTAATGTTTAGCGTTTAGCTACCGCAAAACAAAAGACAAAAAGTGCATTTAATCTTAACTTGATCGAATACTGGTTTTGAGGGTCGAAGTCTAGGGTAGAGATACACTTTGTATCATACGCAGTCGAAATATAGCGCAACCAAGCTATAAATGTTTAGCCGCCTTGAAATATAGGCGGTATTTTTTTAGGGTGTAATGGTATTAACCTTTTGATAGGATTAATAGCCGATACACCTTCCATTTATTTCTAAATTAAGTAAATCTCCAAAACAAAAACCGCCAATTAGGCGGTTTTTTCTTATATAACTTTGCGTGTTATAATCTCAGATGACAATTTACTAGTAATTTGAGGATAAAAACATGGCAACATGTGAAAACGAAGCGCTCGACATTGGGCGTAATATGATTGTTGCGTGGGCTCCAGGTTGCGGCAGCGATGACCCAACGCAAGCAGCTACACCAAAACTCCCTTACAAAGCTCTTGGTTACACTACAACCAAAAACATAAACGATACAACACGTACTGTTTCAGCCAACAACGACTCTAGCGGAGCGTATGAGAAAGAGCTGCAAGTAGGTCGCGGTGTTGAAATCCCTGTATCTGTACTTTCAGCAAAAGATAAGGCGCTAATTTCATCGCAAGAAGAACTGCGCGACTATCGAAACACTGAAATTGATGCAGGCCGACAAGCAACTGTTTGGTTGTGGCTCATGGATCAGCAAATGGGTGTACACCGTTACTTTTTCTGTTTGGTTAATGACACTAGCCGTTCTTATGAGAATGAAGGCGTTAACAGTGGTGACGTCAATTTCAAGATGATCGCAACTGACGACCCAAACAACCCGCCAGAGCAAAAAGAGAATATCACTCCATAATGCTTATTAAGTACGGGCTTGTAAATATCGAATGGCAGGGGCGGCATTTTAGCTTGCTCCCGTCATTCGCCAATATGGAAAAAATAGGCTCGCCTAGTCAAATTATTGACTATGTGAAATTACTATCTGACACTAAAGCGCCTTGGTATGTAATTAGGCGAGTTGCTGAAAAGATAGTGAAAGCTTGCGCGACAACGGAATTGCCCGAAAAACTAACTGGCGCAATGACTTTAAATCAATGGCGCAAAGAGATTGCTATCAGACCAAGCGATAACGGAATGACAACGGAGCAGCTTGTTATTCTTGCTGGTCACTTAATTAAGCATGGCATTATTGGCGATACTGAATACCGTGCAAAATCAAAAGATGGTGATAACGCACCACTTAAAACATTTGAAGCTAGCGAGTTTGTTGAAACAGCTGTTTTAGCATTCGATATATCTCACGAAGAAGCTAGTAGAATGACAATGACACAATTTATTAGACAGATGCGCGCTAAATATCCTGATATGTTTGAGGATGCATCTGACAAACAGCAAGCTAACATGCTTGAGTTAGCAAAAAGATACGGGATGCTTAACTAATGGCTTATGATGCTGGCGGTATAAAATACGAAATAGAAGTTGGTACGGCTGAGCTTTTACAGGCCGAGGCGCAAGTCAATAAGTCCATGAAAAAGCAAATCGACTCATTCTTAAATGCTGATAAAAGTGTTAGAGAATTTGAGAGGTCACAAAAACAACTAGGAAACACGATTACAAAGACCGGTATTGTGATGGATGCCAATAACAAGGTGCTTGTCAAGCAAACGCACGAATACAGAAGGTTGGCGAAAGAAGCAACGAAAGCTTATAGCAAAACAGGAAGCGCTAGTGGTGCTCTTGGTGGATTTGGAAGGAATGCTGGTCAAGCTGGTATACAGTTACAGCAGTTTGTTGGGCAGATACAAGGCGGTCAAGATGCTATGCTGGCATTTGGTGCTCAGGCTGCAGACTTAGGTATAGTTCTTGGTTTACCGCTAGTTGGTGCAATTGCCGGCATTGGTGCTGCTGTTGTTGGAACGTTAATACCAAGCCTTAGTTCAGCAACGCAAGAAATAGAAGAAATACTACCACCAATTGATGATCTAATAGAGAAGATACAAACCTTAACTATAGCTCAGAAAGACTACGTAAAAGCAGAAGTTGCAAAGACTATAGCTAAAGAACAAGATCAGCTGCAAGAAAAAAGAAACAGAATAGAATCTCTAATAAAAAGCAACCAATACTTACTTAGGGATGAGAAGAAAAATGCAAAACAGATAGATGAGCAAAACAAGCAACTTAAAAAACTTAGAGCAGAAAGAGACCAGCTAACAGAAAGTATTAGAAAGCAAACTGACGCTGTAAAAAATCTAGACTCGGCACAGGCAAATAACGCTTCAAATTCCGTAACATCTGAAAACGCCACAACTGAGCGAATAAGAAACTTGGCGGAGATAAACAAAGCTCTAGATACACAAATAGCTACTCTAGGTTTATCTGAGAGAGAGTCAGCTCTATACGCTGTAACTCAATTAGCAGTCGGTGAGACAGAAAAGTCAATAGTCGATGCACTCAAGGAAAAAATAAACGCCCACTACGATGAAATTGACGCAATCAAAGCAAAAAAGGAAGAGCAAAAGAGTCTTGACGCTATTGAGACTCAAAAAACAAAGGCTAGCGGTTTTGCTCAAGGCGTTATTAATCGCGGAATGTCAGAAGATGAAAGGTTTGCCGCTGAACTTGACAAGTTAACTGAGTTAAGAGAGAGAGGGCTTATAGCGCAACAGCTATATGATGAAGCTATAGTAGC